AGCGATAGAATATGATCAAATACATTATTGGTTTTGTTATTGCCTGCGTTCTTTGGGCATTTGTGCTTTCTCAAGTAGACATGCCAGAGTATCGAGTATATGACTGTGGTATGGCCGAATGGCATCCTGATATTCCTATTGAAGTGAAAGAAGAATGCCGTAAGCGTAGATCACAACCAGGAATGACAATATGACCCGTTGGACTGTTACTCTTGAAGAAGATCCAGATACCGGTGATCTCATTATGCCAATACCACAAGAAGTTCTAGATCTGCAAGGTTGGGGCGAAGGCGACACATTAGAATGGTTAGATCAGGGCAATGGTTCTTGGCAATTACAGAAAAAGAGTGTATAATAAACTATGAGTAAAATTAAAATCGCAGAGCTGTTTTACAGCATACAAGGTGAAGGACGCTATATGGGCGTTCCTTCTGTGTTTCTACGCACATTCGGTTGTAACTTTAAATGTGCAGGATTTGGTATGGCACGTGGTGAACTAAGTTATGAAGCCACTGACATAGCAGCCACACATGCAATGATTAAACCATTTCAAACATACGGCGAACTTCCTCTGGTAAGTACAGGTTGTGATAGTTATGCATCATGGATGCCAGAGTTTAAAGATCTTAGTCCTATGCTTACGTCAGATGCAATAGCAGAACGTATCATGGAAATCTTACCTTACAAACGTTGGGAAGACGAACACTTGGTTATCACAGGTGGCGAACCGTTGTTGGGTTGGCAACGTGCTTATCCGGATCTGTTAAATCATCTGAGTATGACAGGTCTTAAAGAAATTACTTTTGAAACCAACGGTACTCAAAAGCTAACTCCTGAGTTTAAAAAATATCTGCAAGAATGGTCACAGAATCCTCCTTTTACAAGTAGAGAAATTACGTTTAGTGTCAGTGCTAAACTTAGTTGTTCGGGTGAGGAGCGACACGAAGCGATAAAGCCGGATGTTGTGTGTGAATATCAAGAAGTTGGTAATACCTATCTTAAATTTGTAATAGCCACAGAAGAAGATGCCGAAGAAGCTTTGGAAACTCTGGACATATATCGTGCAGAAGGATTTACCGGGCATTGTTATCTCATGCCTGTAGGCGGAGTTGAGTCAGTATACACACTAAATAACCGTCGTGTAGCAGAATTAGCAATGAAACATGGACTTAGGTACAGTGATAGACTGCAGGTACCGTTGTTTAAGAATGAGTGGGGAACTTAATGAAAAAATTTATTGAAAAGTTATTTGGTATTGACAAGATCAGGGCCGAAGCAGAACGATCTATAAGTATTGCGGCACAAGCCTCCGAAACAGCCAAAGCAGCCACAGAAGCTGCTGAACGTGCTACAGAAGCAGAGGCGCAGGCCAAACTATCACCAAAAGAACGTGCAACACGCAAAAAGGAACCGTGGGTAGGTGTACTCGAAACACATGTCAACAAAGATAATGTACGTAATGGCTTTTTTGAGCTTGACTGGAACGACCTTTTTGTGTTAAAATTAAAGCAAGAGGGATACGGTGAGGACGGAGACAAAGACGAAGAAATCATAGATCGTTGGTTCCGTGAACTTTGTGCCAATGTAGTAGTTGATGGCGATTTTGGCGGTCCTGTAAACACAGGTGTGATTGATATTAAAACAGTGAAGAAAGACAATCTATGACTTATATCTTAGTTGATACAGCAAATACATTCTTTCGTGCTAGACACGTTATTAACGGAGACGCTGATATCAAACTGGGCATGGCATTCCACATCACATTAAATAGTATTCGCAAGGCATGGCAGCAGTTCGAAGGTAGCCATGTTATCTTCTGTTTAGAAGGTAGATCGTGGCGCAAGGACTACTATGCTCCTTACAAGCGTAATCGTGCAGATGCTCGTGCCGCACACACCGAGAAAGAAGCAGAAGAAGACAAAATCTTCTGGGAAGCGTTTGATACATTCAAAGACTTTATCGCAGAAAAGACCAACTGTACTGTACTACAAAATCCGCAGTTAGAAGCAGATGATTTAATTGCTGGTTGGATACAAACACATCCAAATGACAAGCATGTGATCATTAGCACAGACACAGACTTTGTTCAATTGATCGCACCCAATGTCACGCAGTACAACGGTGTTATGGAACATGTTATCACGTATGAAGGAATTTTTGATGACAAAGGCAAGCCAGTTATTGACAAGAAAACACAAGAGCCTAAGCCAGCCCCTAACCCAGAATGGCTGTTGTTCGAAAAATGCATGCGTGGTGATACCAGTGATAATGTCTTCTCAGCGTATCCGGGTGTACGTACTAAAGGAACAAGCAAAAAAGTGGGTCTTACTGAAGCGTTCGAAGACCGTAACAGCAAAGGATATGCGTGGAACAATCTCATGTTACAGAGATGGTCTGATCACAACGGTGTAGAACATCGTGTGTTAGAAGATTATGAACGCAATCGTCGACTTATTGATCTAAGTCATCAGCCTGATGACATCAAAGAGATAATTGTAAACACCATTACTACTGCTACTGCTGAACAAAAGAATGTGAGTCAAGTTGGTATAAGATTAATCAAGTTCTGCAATCTATGGGATTTGAAAAAGATTGCCGATCAAGCACAGAGTTATGCAGAACCACTTAATGCAAGGTATGTCAATGAAACTCAAACTTTGTCAGTATGAAGACACCTGCGAAATTAAAACAGATACCTGTTGGGAGAACACAATGACAGACATACATGCTAAACCTATCATAGCAAATAAATTTTGGATCGTAGAATCGAATGGTGAGAAGATCGCCACTCTAAGAAAGGATGACGATCAAAGATTTTTTATGAGCAATGAATCAGGAGTAACCATTTTTGAAACCAAAGATAGTTTAACTAAACAGTTTGGTAAAAAGTTTTTCACAGTAAAGATTGTTAAAGAAGCCGACACGGCACTACCTAATGAAGTCCATGGCTATGCTACCAGTGCCGAGCCTCACAACGCCATGTTTGACATTCGCAAGAAACTTCCTCTATTCACAAAAAGTAGTGATTCCAAAAGTCTATACTGTGCAGGCTACTACTGTATCAAATTTGAAAAAGGTTGGGTCAAGAGCTTTTGTCCTAAAAAAATCACTCTTGAAAGGTATGCATACAAGGGACCGTTCAAGACTGACTTAGAAATGAAACAGGTATTGGCCAATGTCACAAAATAACTTACCGGATACACTGCCGACTATACAGAAACTTATCCAACGTACTCAGGTAGCTGAACGCAGCCAACAGAAAGAGATACGTATTAGTTTACAAGAAGCACGTGATCTAACTGCAGAATTAGCAATGATGACTGCAAAGTTAGGTAAAACTGTCAGCGAAATACACCAAATGCTGGCAGTGATCAAAGAATCTACCACACAAATAGACGTTAAATTCGACGGCGGACAGTTCTAAAAAAGACATAAATATATACGTGGTTAATTAGGAACACGTATATGAGCAGACCCAAGCCAAAAATTCTTTTAGAATATGCTAGTAAAGAAACCTACAAGGTCGAGCAGATCCTTGACTCGGAAGCTATTTGGGCTGTGTTCTATAACGGCCAGCCATTCAATCTCAAAAGCGGCAGTTTGGTAGCCAGCTATCCTGGACCAAAATATAAAAAGGTGTCATTTTCAAATCCCGGCCATGCACATAATTTGGCAAAGAAATTAAATCGATTGTTTAAGACACAAAATTTTGCAGTTTACAAACTCACTACCGGCGAAGAGATTAAATGATATGAACAAAGATGCCTATACCAAGGCGTTCTTGCAGGCGGCAGAATTACCACTTACTGAAAAAAATATCAAAGAATATAAAGCTGTATGGTGGTGGAGTTTTAGAAAGAAAGATCAAGGAGGGTTGAGATTGACTGACCAAGCCTTGGAATTCATCGAAGAACATGCTAAAATAAAAACTTACAAGATAGAATTTCCCAAAGAATTTGCATTTACTCCACAAGTGCTGCTTTGGTTAGATAACTATATCGATTCACCGTTTTTCGTCAACAAAAAACATATCATTGTAATGAAAGAAAAAGCCGCATTTGAACTGTATTTGCTTAGTGGCGATGTTAGAAAGTTAGGGCACAACAGAGCCATGAGCAAAAGACTTAGCCAAGAATCAACCCCCGAATAATCCCCCTGTATAAATATTTTCACTATGTTTGACCTTAATCCAATGGACGTACTACAACAGCGCAAGCTGAAGACTGTGGCCCCACATTTTACTGAATTGAATATTTCAGAATCTGAAATATTTGAAGGTATCGAAGATTGGATCAAAATCAAACTCAAAGGTAGATATTATATCTGCAAAAAACCTGCTCTAGACAAGAGTGGGAATTTGAGATCTTCGCATTTTGTAGGTTTTGAAGATCAAAAAGAATTAACCTATTTCATGCTTGCATGCCCACACCTAAGGAGAAACTAATGTCAGAACAAGTTAAAGATCAAGTCGTAGAGACACCAGCCGAAGCAGCGCCTGCGGCAACAGATGCACCAGCAGCACAAGGTCCTGATTTAAATATCAGCGATTTGCTAGCTGTAAAAAATATTATTGAAGTTGCAACAAGCAGAGGAGCGTTCAAAGCAGCAGAATTGGAAGCAGTTGGTAAAAGTTTCAACAAACTAAATGCCTTCCTTGAAGCTGTATCTAAAAAGGAAGCCTAAATGAGAAGCTTAAAACACATAGGCAGAATTCAAAACACAGGTGCTAAAGTCATAGTGGTGTTTAGAACTCTGCCAGGAGAGTCAAATATGGCTCTAGTATTACCGGTAGCGCAACTGCCAGATCAGTATCATGATTCAATTATGACTTTGATAGAAACTGATCAAGCGCAGGACGCATTTGAGTTTGGCGAGATCATGCACATACGCCCATTCCCAGACGGCAGACCTATGCTGCGGGCCATGCAGGCTGATAACAGACTAATAAAAGTAGCCACTGATGCTGTGATGATGACTCCTACTACCAACGATACTGTGCTGTTAGCTAATCTTAACACACTGATAGCAGAACAGAAGAACTGCACAGTAGATGATCTATGCACATTTGTGGCAGGCGCTCCGTCGGCTAAAGCCGAAGTCACTGATGTGGCTTCGGTAAATGATGTTGCTCCTGCAGTGGATTCTGATATTCCTGCACCATTACGTGCCCAAGCTGCATCGAACGAAGCATTATCTGATAAAGATATTGACAAGAGCTATCGCAGTCAAGCTGATGCCATGTACAAAGAAGCTGCAAGATTGCGTAAAGAAGCAGAAGAACTTGACCCTACAGTTAAGAAAGTTAAGAAGGCAGAAGAAACTGCTGATGCCTAATCCTTTGTTCAAACCTCCACGCCATCTCGTGAAAGAATGGCCGGAGGTTTTTGAAGATCTTTATATGAATACCATGCCTGTGGCTTATCTGGATTCTGTACGATTGGATTTTATAGATGGCAGAGTGTGGGAGATTGATGTAAAAAATGAATTAACAAAACAAACTTCCGAAAGCATTGCTGATGTATTGCTTAACACACTTCAAGAATATAAAGATGAAATTAAAAAGATTGATTTCAAAGTCGATGTAACCCGTTTGAAAAACGATATTGCCAGCGAAACAAACAAACTATTTTAATTACCATTTACCAGAATCTTGGTAGTGGTAGTTAAAACTAAAATCTGTTTCTTTTAATTCTTCAATTAGTTTTAAATGTACGTCATATTTCGCTGTAGTCCAATCACTATCTCCGTTACTCCCCGGCACTGCTAATGTTCTAGCACGTTTTGCTGACATGGAAGTTTCTCTAGTATAATCCTGATATTTCCAAGCATCAGTATCTTGCTTAAAATTAAATTTAAAATCAGCTTCCCACTTCCCGTCTTCAGTTATTTTAAAATTGTAAGTAGCTGTTAGGTCACAACCTAATCTAGTTCCAAACTCGCTATTAATATCCTCCGGAGTAATCGATACGTTAATTTCATATCCTCCACGTGCTCTCCATAGCAATCGCAACAACGGCCATATTTCATTTACTACGCTATCAGCTAATGGATTTAAATTAGGCTTAATTATATCAAAATCAAAATTCTCATATTCTGTAGAGTTTAACACGTTGTTCTTATGAAATTTAATTTTGTGATATTTGTCTGTGCTAAAATTAGCAAAATTATTATCTGTTAGTCTATTAACTATCCCAGCCTTTGGAGTATGTTCTAGGAATATGTTGAACGTAACCAATCTAATTGCTCGATGAACTTTTGAATTTCTAAAATCATGCGTAATCCAATTGTTCATATAATAGGCTTTTATCATTCCATATTTTTCAGAGTTCTGAGATAAAATTGTGTCAGGCGGTTCTGTAAATCCGTGACCGCAGGCAATTACTGCTATATAAGAACGATTTCGCCATATTAGATTTAACGATTCGTAAAAATGTTGAATTTCCTCTGTAGGGAATCCTATAATCCAATTAGTGTGAGCTTCTACTCCTACTAAAGATCCGTGATACAAATTTTGTTCTATTTCATTAACAGTAACACGTTTATCCATGTCTTTAAGAACTTTATTAGAACCGGATTCTATTCCGTAGCTCAACATTTTACATCCAGATCCTGCGAGATCTTGATAATATTCAAAGTCCATTTTTTCATTGCAACGAGCATACCCAGTCCAACTAATTTTAATTCCGCTGGCAATTACTCCGTTACAAAATGCTCTTAATTCATTTATGTTACCGTTGACTAGACTATCGAGGAACCAAATAAAATCTATTCCGTAATTGTTATACAAATGTATAATTTCATTTAGGGTGTTTTTAGCTGATCGTCCTCTATATTTCCAAAAATGTGTTTCACTGCAAAATACACACTTAGCTGTACATCCTCTACTAAATTCAGCGTTAACTCCGTTGGGCATTTCATATGCCGACAACTCAAAATGGCTGTAATCTGCCCAGGGCAATTGATCTAAATCTAATCTCTGTCCTTCTTTTTGTGCTATAATTACTTGTAAAGAAGATGCGTTGTCTGTTTCTATTTCATCTAAAACCTTAAGCAGCATTTCTTCGCCTTCTCCAGATACAACATAGTCATAATAAGGTTTGTCTGATCCAGGAGGAAATGCGTGGCATTGCGGACCGCCTACCATAATTTTAACATGAGGGTATCGTCGTTTAATTTCAGATGCCATCCAATCTGTTGGTTCTTGATTACAGTAATATAAACTAAATCCAACAACGTCAACCCCATCTATTTCAACTTGTTTTATATATTTTTCCATTAGTGGCTGCATATATTTGTGCAGATGCTGATGATATGACTCTCCCATCCATCTCCACTCTTTGCTGCCGTGCCATGGATCAAAGTCGATATCCCAATTAGATTTGTCTTTGTATGCTTTGATGTTTAGATCAACTCCGTCAGCACTATACCCTGCTTCTTTAGCAACTGATATTAATCTTGCTAGATTATAAGGTGGAAAATTAATAGCCCACTCAGGCAATAAGAAAAATCTTACTTTAGATTTTCTAGTTACATTGCTAATAACTACTTCTGTGAGATTTTTCTGAGGCGTAGATCTAGCATAAGGAAGTATAGCTTCCATTATTTTTAAATGTTTATCATCTAGATCTACAGGTTTGTGTAGTTTTTCTTTGACTATCGGAATAATTTTTTTCATTAAAGTTTTGCAATTAATATATCACTAGAAAGTTCTAAATCAAAAAATCTGATACTCGGACTTATCCTTTTTGTTTTTCGAATTCTTGCACATTTACTATACAAGGTTAACTCGACATCTTGTTCTCTTGCAAATTTTGCAAAAGCATTATAAACACCAGGCCAATTACTGTCGTCACCGAATATGCAGCCACCGTCTAACAATCGATCCCACGCATAGTTTAAATCTGCAGTAACCTCAGCTTCACTGTGACCAGCATCAATAAACACCACCGAAAGATTTTTAAGATCTAAAGATTTACTATCTCCTGTATGAGGTATGATATTTGGAAAATCTTCAATATGCATTTTTTGAATTTCTAATAAATCCGATGGTGTTAATAGCGGCAATTGGTAAGTTTCTTGGAGATTCGATAGCAAAGACTGCTCATTATCAAAATTATTTAAATCAATTGTATGTATAATCACATGTTGATTATTTTTTGCTAACAAACAAGTAGACCCCCCAACAAACGTACCCATTTCTAAAATCAAGGATCCCGGCGGCAATTTAGCAATTTCTAAATTAATCCAATTAATAACCCAATCGTAGATACAACTATGAGGTTTTTCTAGAAATCGTTGTTTTAATTCTTCACGAATATTATTATAGGTAAAATTTTTTATTTTTTTCATATTATAGATCTTTGAGATTTAGATCATATAGAGTTGCAGAATTAAAATTATATTGATTTATCATAGTAATAATCTGGTCGGCTAAATCATTGTTTTGTTTTTTAGTAAGGTGATTTAATCGATTTGTTGGCAATCCTTCTGCTTCCATTTTTTGAGATTCCGAATCTAAAAAAGAAATATCTATTAATCTAGGATGTGTGTATACATAGTTTCCAACACTTGAGGCTTGCCATTCACTAAATGCTGGTAAAAAAATAAATTTTGTTTTTGGATGAAGTAGGCTAATTGTTGTCATGGCTAGTTGAAATATTTGTTCATTGATATCACTATTTTGTCTGTTCCACAAGTAAGTGTAAAATAAATCAATTGCTTTTCGTTCTTTGCCGGTAATTGGAGTGCCATCGTTATATTGAGGAAATCCGGCATGAATTATTTTATCACTATGAAACATCCTATCTCCAGAAGTAATCGTAGCAATTACAATATCATAAAACTCATATTTAAGTGCGTGATCTAGTTTTGTGAACATGTAATTAAGACTCGAGGCCGGTCGACTATGATTTACAGCTTCTGCATTTAATATATTAGCTACTCTAGACGGCCATCCTTCATAGTTAACGCTATAACTATCTCCTAAAAATAAAATTTTCATTAAATAATCTTGCCTTTATACATGATATCACCTGTACCAGACGAGTGTTGCTTTACAAGTTCTATATTTTTAATCTGATAATTATCAAAGGTAAGGCAAAACTTTTCCTTAACTCCTCCCTTTACTATATTTGCTAGATCGTTACCAAGTGCTATATTGTTAGCGGTATTGAGGTGATTAAGTCTCGGATCACCGTTTTTTAAAATAAAATCAAATCCTTCTGTATCAGTGGAGAATTCTGATTGAGTTAACGCAAATAACGGAGGAAACACACTTACCCCGTTTGATACTTTCAATTTAAGATAGCTATAAGAAAAAGAGTGCATATGTATTATTACAGTATCTTTAGGAAAGAGATCAACACATTCGTCTAACCATGCTTGCTGTGTCCATTCTGCAAAACTTGGATCGTGAAGATGTTCGTAATACATCTTAGCAGCAGCTAGTATCTTTGGCGCATACCAGTTAGGCTGATTTTCAACTACCCACCCACCTATCGGTATATCATCAACATTTGGTATCCTAGATCCTTCTGTGTGACATAATACGACAACTTTAGCGTCATTTAACTCTCCAGCATTCTTGGCTTTGATAAGAGATCTTCGAGTAGCCCACCAAGATCCACCACTATTAGAATATTGCTTGATAGGCATTTCTAGCTCTTTGGCTAATTGATGTGGCCAAGTTCCGTTTCCAATAAAAGCACAATAACTATCCCCGGCTACTATTATCATATAATCCTTTTTAAAATTTATTATTTTGTTTCAAAATAAATTCATGTTAATTAATTTTTCGGCAGTTAATTTATGCACTTCTACATTAAAATGTCCGTCCCACACATATGGGTTTTCTATAGAAATGGCTATGTCCTGCATGAAATTAAAATGAGTTGTGTCAATCATAGAATGATGTCTAATACTATTCCAGTGATCTAGATTGTAGAGAACCTTTTCTTTAATTAGACGTTCAGTATCGTTAAGATCGTCTAATATCCATGACCCGTTACAAGAATCAATTAAAATTGGTGGCTTACCTGTTATTAAATTTATCATTTGGCACATTGTTGTCATATGATACATATATTTTATAAGTTGGTCAGGAGCAGTGTAGATTTCTAATAATGATTCAGAAATCTTATTTTGTATGTCATTAGGAAAAAAACCAATCGGTCCTTCATTAATAAATGAATGGCCAGCAGAAGTGTTAAAAAATTCGTATCGATTAGTAGATGTTAATTGTATTAACACCCTATCAATTGTTATATTTTTTCTTTTATATTCTAATAGATCTAAAATTGTTCTATTAGCGATTCCTCCCATGCTCGCTCCCCCAAGTGATGCATTTATAACTTCTATATTTTTGTCTATTTTCGTTAACTGAGCTGGGAAGGACATTTTTTTTTCTAAAAAACTTATATGATCACAGAGTGGTACGGAACCGAATTCTTGATTTTCTAAAAAATCTACGTGTAAATTTTTAGGATCAATGATCTGACCATAATTCACAAATGTAGTGTTCATAAATTTTATTTTTGATTTACTAAATTTTTTTACTACTTTATGTTTAAGTTCTAAATCTTTCCAACTAAAATGTCCAGGGTAGTCAGGAAGAAACGAATCAGCTAGGCATACGCCGGCAGTAAAACTATCACCATTACAATATATTAACTTTTTCATTGATTTAATAACTTCCATTCGATGGGCCATAGTTTAGAAAATTTCAAAGTTTCATCCTTTAAATACTTGTTTTCCAATACATCTATTTCGTCTACAAAATTGTTATTAGTTGTTCTAGTATGTAACTTGAGATTTTTTTTAAATTCCAAAAGACTATCTATCCCGGGAGCATTAGGAAATAATTGCTCACATCGTTCTATTTCCTCAATTGCACGTTGTTTTAATTTTGGAGATAATTTAAAAACACTTGCATTTGAATTCTCTCCAGTAGACTCTAATAAATTCCATAATACTGTTTTAATATTTTTTTCGTATACAAATTCATAAAATTCAACAAGATTAAATGCTGAATATATAGAATACAGACTGTGTGCATCTAGCATTCCATTCGTTTTTTCTTGGATGTAATCAATATTTTTTACAAACAGCTCCCAAGATGCACCACGACGAACATACTCGTATCTAAGACCAACTGTTTCAAAACTAACTCCCCAGGCAGACATTCTGTCATTTAATAATATTTGAGCTGTAGCATTTGTGTCCAATGGGACTGCTAAATTAGATAGGATATAAAAACTTCTGTCATCTGTTATAGTGTTAACTAATCGTAGATTTTGTTTTTGTAATAAAGGTTCACCGCCTAACATTAAAATATTTTCTATAGAGTCTATATTTTTTTCAATCATTAAGAATAGACTATTTTCATTTGTATCTTTTATAGTGTTTATTTTTAAACCTTTTAAAGTTGCCCACTTAGAACTAAAATATTCATAACAATAAGTGCAAGACAAATTACAAGTATTACTCCATCTAAGGTCTAATCGGCTTAACTTAAAAAAAGAACTATCAACTGATCCGTTTTCATCTTGGAATATTTTTAAGTCGCCGACCCTTTCAGATCTAGCATTCTGAGATTCTTGGCGCTGGCATTGTTTGCAAGAGGAGTGCCACTTACCGTCAAGAATATGCTGGCGAATGCTCATCGCTTCACTACTATTAATTATTTCGTCAATTGTATTTTCATGCAATGACCCTAGAGAAGTAGACGCCGAGCAACAAGTTTTAATGTGACCGTCTGGCCCTAAGAAAATCTCAGTAAACGGCAAAGAACAAAATGTTTCTTTGTTCATTTAGATACCTTTATTTCACGCCAGTTTCTTGATTTATCATCCATCTTATCATGTGTGTAGATCCTGTCTACCCGACTGTAAGTTCCGCAGATGTTTGCACAATAGGCCATTTTTCCTTCTTTACAGCTTGGTTTAGTCCATGTGTCTGTGAATACTCTATCAAGATGATGTCCTTCCATGATTTCTTCTAAGCTATGTAAGTTTAAGTCAAAATGGTCCCAACCGTATTTTTCTATTTCATAGTGTAATTGTAAACTTTGACTGTCGGTATGAACTCCATTAAGATGTGTCCCCATATAGCAGCAAGGAATTACTCGACCTTTTTGATCAACGTATATTTCTTTCCCGCCGTTCATTGTTTTTGCTTTGCAATTGATTTCAGCGTTATCCAATGTGCTGTTGTCTTCCACTGCTAACATTTCATAAACTTTACTAACTCTCTCGGGATAGTTATTATGTGTTAGTTTGCCTTCTTTCATTTTACGATAGTCTTCAATAGAAAATTCCCAGAACTGTTCATTGTCTGGTCCTTTTGGATTTTCTAAATTACGGTTTTTTGGATCAACGGGTGCATCAATCCAATAGTCTAATTTACCTTCTCTGGTCATGGCGCTCATTCTAACTAAACTAGTGCCGTTATCAACTCCAAGAGCTTTTTTAGGAACAAATGAATAAAATCCTAATTCTTTTGACAAGAGTTTAGCTTCGTCAATTTGATGTTCATTATGTTTGAAGATTAAATAATCCCATTCAGCCCTGCCTCCCGCTCCAGTATACGCCTTGACATTTTCCATTAATTTGCCCCACTCAACATTACGCCTATATAGGTGATTGGTGTCTGCAAGACCGTCAATGCTAAATGTTATTTGCCAAGACCAGTGATCTCTATATTTTTTAGCAAATAGTTTGCCCATTTTTTCCCAAAATTCTGGTTTACGCATACCGCCATTAGTATTCATACGTATAACGGTCATTGGACTTACTTCGTCGATATATTCACATATCTCATATAGATCTCGTGCCATTCCCGGATCACCGTGAACGCCACAAAATAAAATCACCTCGCACTTTTTTACCACTTCCGGGGGGAAGTATTTTTTAAATTTATCTATTGTTATTTGATCTATTTCTAAATCAGGTCTTATTAACGGACTGTTAACATGAAATCTAGAACACATCGGACATGCTGCGTTGCATGCATTTGTTAATTCAATGTGTAGTTGATTTAATTCTGGAAAGTTAAAAAAATTATTCATATCCGATTACCTTAGCATATTCTGGAAAAATATCAGCAAAATTTTGTTGTCGATACCCGTCGTGTGTTTTTGTCATTTGTTTAAATTTATCCCATTCCCCCGGAGTGGATTTTCCGTTTTTAATATAATTAATAATACCAGGGATATGGTGCTCGTGCATATACTGGTCAGTATGCTCCTTGGGAATATTGTTTAATAAATTAATAACATACGGTTTTATTTCTTCGGGTAATTCTGTTAGATTATAATGTCTAGGACCGTGAACTAAATTTAGATACGGACCAAAAGATTTAAAATGTTTAGAATGCTCTTTTAACAATCTCGGAAGTCCAGTAATATTCAATGTACTAAGTGTTATGCACCAACCGAGATATAAATTTCCCGTTCGATCATTTAACTCAATTGCTTTTCGCATGTTTTCCTTTGCATCGCTCCACTTGGCCGGAAATCGCATGTATTCGAATTGTTCTTCGATTCCGTCAGTGCTAAAACTTATATGTACATGCCTAAAATGTTTAAAGATTTCTACTTTATCTTCCGGCCACTGAGTTCCGTTTGTTGCATAATGGATTTCCATATCACTAGCGTATCCTTTTTCAACCGCAACTTCGAGTATACGCCACATTTTTTTACTCATAAACGGTTCGCCTCCGTAAAAGTCAAACTGTTTAATTGTTTCTAAATTAGCTTCTAAGTCATCCCAAAACGGACTTTCGTCGTCGTAGTGCTGATGATACTTCTTCATATTATTAGCATATAATTTATATGTTGGAAAACTACTGTGTTCGTATACATCAAACTCTTCTTGCATCCATGTGCTACTAGAGTGGCTTCCGCATGTACGACATTTTAAATTACAGGTATTTCCTAAATTTAATTCAATCTTTGCCAAGCCATTAAAAGCTGCGTTACCGTTGCGTAACCAGTCTGCGTATTTGTCGTTGTCTCTTTGCCTCTTGCTTTTACGACCTGCATCTTCTTCTTCAAAACACCAACTACATTTAGGGTGACGAATTCCTTCGCTGAGCACTTGCCGCACTTCTTTAAATGCTTTTTGATTAAAATTAATTGCAATAGGTTCAACCCCTAGAAAATGTTTTAGATCTTCGTCGCGATACATACAACAAATTTTTGTTGAACCTGTATTGTTGCCACTCATTGCATGTTCGGCATTTACACACCAAGTGTTTTTATTATTTTCGTTTATCATAATGTTTTAATAGTTCTCTAATACAGTCTGGGTCATTTGAAACGTTTGAATCTTTAAGTATATCTATCATAGTCGATGTGTTGTTTAAATTTTCGTACATACGATCAGCAACTAGTTTATTATTTTTCCAATTCATATGACAATGTCGCATATCTCCCGAGTATATCATGTTTATAAATTGTTCTTGTTCGCTATGTGTTAATCGTTGTTGTTCAAATTGATGTAGACTAACAGCATTATATATGCAAAATCCCACCCTTCTTGAATAATCAATTAATGTGCCGTCATCAAACGGCATAAAATTTATCAATTTTATATTATTGTCGAAACACAGTTGATTTACATCATTAAATATTTTTTGATACACATAGATGTCAAACTCTTCCGAGTTTGTGATAGGATATGCATCAAACAGAATTTTTGCAACATCGTATTGTTCTTTATCTACTGTAGGAAGTAATAACTTATTTACAGTGATATTATGCATTGTTTCGTATTCTTTTCGAAGACTATGCCACCGATTGTGCTGACTATATACAAATACTACATGTGAATAGTTTTTATAATGTTTTAAAAAATTATTAAAACTCCACCAAATACTGGTTCCACAAAGAGCATGAGTTGTGAAGTCAATCTGTAATAAATTAGGAAGTATTGATATCCACGGGTCTCTAGGAACAGGATGTATTGCTGTACCTATATCCGCAAAGCTATCGCCAAAAATCCCGAGATGGTTTATTACAGTCATTATCGTTTATTTTTTGTAGTTATTATAATTTTGTAAGGTGAACTATTAAAATAGAAGGTCTTCATATATTTTATTTGTTCGATTACCGCCAAGAGATATATTCCAATAATTTTCTCCTGTAACACCTTCAAACTTTTTCCATAATTCATCATTACTTTTAATAATTTTAGAGTCTAGAAGTTCTAGAGTTTTTTTATATAAATTATCTACTAATAACGGATCTGGTAATAACTCTTTTGGTAGTTTAGACTGTATGTATTGAAAGTGTTCATTGACTAATGGGTGAGGGTCAATATTAACTAGCATTTGTGTCACCGGTAAATCTCTACGCAGACCAATAGCAGCGCCGGTACCAAACATATTTTCATAACTGTTACCAATTAAGGACGATACTACATCGGAATAAAAATTTAATAAAACCGGAAAAGCAGGAGATGGTTTGTTAATATCTTCTAAAGATAAAAAATAATAGTTGCAGCCTATATGGTCTAACATCATCTTGGCTGACTTAATTAAACCAATATCTCTAATTAAATAGCCAGTTTCGTCCCAATGATCAATTGCGCCATCACGATCGAGCAACTTCACCCATTTTCCTTTTACAAAGACATCCTCTCTATTAAAACTTGACCAGCATATAATAACCACATCGTCTTTATTAATTTTATGAAGTTGATCTGCATACATTAAACAATTATGTATATAGATATTGCCCGATCCCGGACTTCCATAATTATAATAATTTTCTTTATTAAACTTAGTTGCAACTAAATCAGCCCATGTGGGCCACATGTACCTTGTAAAACTGCAGCCAAAGGCAAAGAATCTTTTATTTTCCATATGTATCGTATACTTCCTTACATATATTATAAAATTCAGTATACTCCGGAAATGTCTTTAACAAATCTGTACCTAAACGCTTATCGTTTTCTGTAAAGAAACTATAAAAGTCTCTGCGGCCAGCACGAATTTTTTCTGCAGGAATTGTTTTTTCCTTCATATAATCCGTAACACGAAGCATTTTTTCATATTCAACATCTGTAAACCATTTTTTATTATCTTCAATAAATTTTAATTGGCTTTCTTGATGTGCAATAAAATCGTCTGTAAGAATATTAATCATCCAGTGTGGTGGTTCTTTCAAGTAAGGAGTATCAAAGGATACACTTTCAAATCCAAACTTTTCACGCCATTCTATAACTTTGTGTAACAATTTTTGAAAGTTAGTTACACAAAGAACATTATACGTACACATTAAATTTACAGTAGCACCTGCCTTGATCACTTCGATCATATTACGTTCCCAGTGATCACATTTAAGTCCTGTACGCATATACTCTGCTTGCTCACCCCAACTATCAATACTGGTGAAGAAACTAAACTTACGGATCTTCTTTTGTTTAACAAGACTGGTTACTCTTTCAATAAGTCTATCAACACGATCAAAAGTTACACCTAAGTTACTGTTGAGTGTGATTTCTAAATGAGGACTTGGTTCTGTTTCTAGCAAATCAAAAAACTGCATTGCACCAGGATTCATTAGAGGCTCACCGCCAGTAATACGAAGAGTGTGTAAGTCATTTTTTAAACTTGGCCACCACTTCCAGAATGCTTCAATGTAGGGATTTTCATCCTTAGGACCATAGTATGTGCCATTGGTCATAAACTCAATACCATACTGATTGTAGGTTAGATCATAGTTACCGTATTTTTTAATTTCCTCAGTCCACATGGTACTTGCTTGTGGACAGCAATAGCCGCAACGATAGTTACAGCCGTTGCCAAAACTGACTTCTAAATAACGAGGGTTGACCGGTGCATCCCAAGGAAGCTCTGCTAGTTTTTCAATTAGGGGTTCCGAAAAATCACTCGAACTATGTATCATTCTATCGCTAATATGTTCTCCCGGCAAGTCTTCAATGTTCCAACAATATTGACATTCACCGGGGCGGCCGCCTTCTAACATGGTCTTGCGCTGTTCTTTTTTCCATTTAGTGTTGTGTAACGCACTAGGATCAACAGCAATTTCATCTAAGCCAATATGATGTGGGCGTGGATGATAGCAACTGTGATTATCACCGGTGTGTAAATACAGGGTTTGATGCAACCACTTCATTGCACAGAATCCCGGACCAACTTCGTTTAATCTATCTCTTACGTTTTTAATAAACGTCACTCTGTTTTCTTGCATTTTGCCTCGCATTCTTTCCAGAAAGTTTCTAACTCTGGAAATGTATTTAAAAAATTTGTACCCTGACGCTTGTCTTGCTGGCTAAAAAATAAATAAAAATTCTCTTTAGCTAACTCGCGGTTAAATCCAGTATCCGATGTAATCCAATCAATCAGTCTTTGAACTTTGCTAATTTCAAAATCGCTAAATCCTTTAAACTCGTTCCATTTGGTTTCTGGATTACATTTCATAAACTCAATTGTGCGTTCTAACTCAGTGACTAATTCAGGTAGTAATTTAGGATTCAAAAAATCGGGATCAATCAACTGTGGCACATCAAACCAAACCAACTGGCGACCTTTGTTAAATTGTTTGCGTAATTTTAAAATATTTTCTATGTATTCGTAAAATCGTGTATACGACAACGCATTAAAAGTGATAATAAATGTCAAACTATGTTTATCGCTGTTTTGGAGATAATCAGTTACGTTGGCGTATAGCATGTCAAAGTTCATGCCGTTACGTATATATTCAGCTTGCTTGCCCCACGAGTCTAAACTGCAAAACAACATAAAGTGGTCAATTGCATTTTTTTCAGTGATTTTCTTCAATGATATCATGAACTTATTCCACTGATTTCCAGGTGGGCAGCAATTTGAGGTTATAGATAGGTGTAAGTCCTCTTTAGGGTGTTCGAGTACATAATCAAACATTTTAAAGGTATTTTTATCCATCAACGGTTCGCCACCGGTCATACGGAATGTATGCAGTGTTGGATATATCTGTGGCAACCATTCCCAGAAGGCTAGTAGGTATGGATTAGATGGACCATTGTCGATATTAAGACTTTCCATCCATTTAATATCGTTATGCCATCTATCTTTTAAAATGAAAGCTCCGTTAGTTTGAATATCATTATGCCATGCTGTACTAAGATGTGGACTACAATATGAACACTTAAAATTACATGCTTGATTAAAGTTTACTTCTACATAACGTGGATTAGGATTTTCGATAGTAAATGCTTCTTCAATAAGGCCTGGCTCGTATACATCCTTACTGCGATATGCGCGATCGCTGAGTTGATTGCCACTGTCTTCGATTTGCCAACAAAATTCGCATTCTTTAGGACGAATCCCCTCAAGCATCTGTTTACGTTGATCTTTTTTATACTTGGTATTGTGCAATGCACTTACGTCGATTGCTATTTCGTCTAATGGAATTTGATGTGCTCTAGGGTGATAACAACTATGAGTCTTTCCTGTAGGAATGTGTATGCTAACGTTATACCATTTGGCAAGACAAAAACTAGAACTGACCTTGTTTAGTTCTTTATATACATATTCAGCGTCAGCAAGATAACGAGATTCATATCTACCATTAATCTCTTTAAGTTCATTACCTTTTATATTACGATTATATTCCACTAAACTGTTCCTGTAACCATTCAAAGTCATTAATTTTATTAAGAGCGTCTGGATTGTTTTTATTAGTTTCGCCGTAATGTCTACCCGCCCGTGCTCCGGCAATTGCATATGCACCAAACTGTTGTTCAACACCAACTGAACACCATATGTTCAATCGCAGTTTAGTTTCTTCTTCGTACTGCCTTTCAATAACACGACTAGCTAGTTTACAACATTCTCTAAAGGCCGATCTCCATGTTACAAACTCATCAGTATTAAAAGAGTTAATGTTAGACACAGTATTCATGGCTTTAAACTTATCAGATATACTAGTTGTCATATCCGAAGTATTAACGTTCATATTCAATGTTAGGTGTCTTGGTAATAATTTAACACCACCGTTACCGTATTCTAAATTGTTAATAGGATTTTTACTTTGCCACACATGAACACAATCTATATCATAGCTTGACATCACTGTATCAAAACTAAAACTGTCTTCAATTATTGCATCGCCATCAACTATCCATATCATATCAGTGTCACATATACTTGCTGCTTTAATATGTGCATTGTGAATTCCTTTTACTCCATGCACTCGTTTAGCCCTAGGGCACATATCTATTAATTTTTTATAGTTTTCATCAGCGTTGGGTTCGTTATAAGAAATAAAAACAACATCATATAAACGATGTTTAGATACTAGTCGATCATGTTCTTTTTTCTCAATTAAAAATCTATGTTTAAATTCTCGTTGTCCTATAATTTTATCTTTAGACAATAATACTAGCCCGTTAGTATGAATTTCTTTACCGTTGAACAGATGTTTAAATGTATGGTTTTCTGTACGATCGTGATCGTACTTTCCGTCGTTGGGATCAAAGTATAGATCAAATACAGATTCATCTACAATATCTATCTCAGGCCATATCCCCCAAAACATTGGCTGTGTTTCATTTTTTAAAATGTCTGTATAGTTGTCGTATGACGAAAGAACGTATCTATTATATCTATAACGACTAACAACAGTTGTATGTTCTTTTTTGTCTATTAGATATCTACGATTAAATTCTTTTTGCGAAATAACTTTTTCTTTTGAGAATAACACCAGTCCGCACAAATATGTTTCTTTGTCGTTGCATAAATTTTTAAACACATGATTTTCTTTTCTATCATGATCATACTTTCCGTCGTTGGGATCAAAGTATAGATCAAAAACGGTGTCATCTATAATGTTTATTTCGGGCCATATACCCCAAAACATTGGTTGGGTTTCTGTTTCTAAAAGCTGTTTGTATTCATCATATGATAAAATTGTATAGCGATTGTATCTATACCTACTAACTATACGATCGTGTTCTTTTTTATCAATTAAATATTTTCTATCAAATTCTTTTTTAGATATAATTTTAGATTTAGAAAATAATACGACACCGCTTAAATAGGATTCTTTATCATTACACAGATTTTTAAATACATGATTTTCAGATCGATCATAGTCTAATGTACCGTCGTTTGGATCAAGATAAAAATCAAATATTGTGATATCAATAATTTCTGTATTGGGCCAATGGCACCAGAACATTGTTTGCTGTTCATTATTAACAATATCTAAATATTCAGTGTGCGAATTAATTGTATAAACAGGATACCGATACTTGCTAACAACGACATCATGTTCTTTTTTGTCAACAGCGTATTGTTTGTTAAATTCACGCTCTGACAACGGTTTATATTTGCTACAAAGAATTACACCGCTGAGGTATGAACTACTATCATTGCACAGATTTTTAAATACATGATTTTCTCTACGGTCGTAACTGTTATGGTGACTAAAATATAAATTAAAAATTGTATAGTCAGTAACTACAATTTCCGGCCATACCAACCAAAACATCTCATCAGGGATTTGTTGATAGTCTTTGTATGTAGTAGGTCTATATACATTGTATTTCTTAGGCACACTTACTAGACAATCAATTTCTTTTTTATCTGTAAAAAATCTATGATAAAATTCTCTTTGAGAAATTGTCAGTGGTTTAGGAAATAAACATACTCCATCATAATGTTCGCCATTTCTAAACACATGAACATACATGTCGTCCCACTTGGTAACTTTGTAATCTAACAAATTAAATGACGTTAACTCTACGTCATCCCAAATAACCCAGAACATTTTAGTAAAGGATTTAGATTGAATTTCTTCGTAAGATGTTATGTTTGTTAATTTTTGAGCAAGCGGATACCTAGACTTTATTGTTTCCCAGTCTTGATCATTTCCGTTGCTTGCTGAAACATAAAAAATATCATACATTCGTAGGCACCGGCATTCTAAAATAGGTGTCGTTTAAATTCATTGTTTCGTTGTATAGATCTAAAGTAAATTTACTTTGCTGCGCATCAAGAAACGGCCAATCTAATCCCAGCCCCATTTTTATTTTTTCGCCTAAATTTTTAATTTCTTCTATAAGTCCAGTGCCATTGACATCTTCATATGGTTTACCGTACTGAAAATAAATGTCTCTAAGTATTTCGAAATCTCGAACATCAACATAATTCCATTGTGTGCAGTTAGCCATCCATGTTCCTAATCTAGCACCATAGACTGCATAGATTCCGTTTTCTTCGTGAGCACCAACTGTTGACCACATACGCAGTCTATGAATATTATGCCACCATATACGTTCTTTGATTTCCATAGGAGGAACTTTGACACCGTCAAGTAAGGTCATCTTAACACCTTCACGGAATCCTGCTCGCCATGCTTGGAATGGTGATCCTGTAATAACACTTTCACTGAACGTTAATGGAAAATTTCTATATCCATCTTCCCAACAAAAATCTACCTGGCCGCGATCACTGTTGGAATTTTCATGTGTCTTCATGTCAAGAACAAAATCCTTGCGCCAGATTTTTAATCCACCATTGCCATATCGAAGACCGTTGATTGCGTTACGGCCACACCATCCATAGACCTGTATCTTGGGATCACTCATATCAAGGTCGATGTTAAAAAATCTAGGATCTACAATGTTGTCTGCATCAACAGTGATAAACCAATCTGTTTCGCTGGCCTTTGCAGCAGCTTTATGGGCGTGGTCGGATCCTTTAACTCCGTGGATACGTTTAGCCCAAGGAACTTTGTTACACAAGTCAGCATAATGCAGATCTGCATTAGGCTCATCGTAACTTAAAAAAACTACATCAAACTCAATTACTTTCATTTATATTCAATCACATAATTTTTAAATAGGCGTCTTGTATACACACTAAACTTATCGTAGTCTATGTTTTTAATTGTCACATTATGGCCTACTAGATCACTTATTTTAACAGAAAACATCTGAAAAATCAAGTTGGGATCGTTGTAATCGGTGATTAAAAAATCCATATCAGTGCTACCATCCCAAATAAATTGTCTTGTTCCAGTGCTACCTTTGTGTTTTTTGGTTCCGCCATACTCAGCACAAAGTTGAATTTTCAAATATTTGCTTTTTGAACTGTATGTTAAATGTATGTCCGATTTAGATTCTTCCAAATATTTGATATCGGGAATTCTGTGCAACACATCATCTAATTTGTTTAGTGTCTTTTTTTCAGCTATCTCTAACTGTCCTGACTCTACATTTATTTGACAGTTGTGTATCTGTGTTTCAGCTGTGATTATAGATTCAGCAATTTCTTGTGATATCTGTACTACGTGCTTTTGATCTGCAAAAGCATGATCTGGTCCCACGCTGATAACTCGACCCGTATTTGGATCAAACACCGCTACATATTGTATAATTGGTGGCTTGTATTCTTTCAGCCATTTATCAAAATCTTCTATAGTTTCCATGCTTTGGTCTCCAAGATATGTATGCACTCATCTGTGATTAAATTTTTCTCCACGTAATGCACAATATCATTCTGTTGAAAATTTCCTATCTTTAGTCTAGCATCTGCATTGAGATAAAATCCCACATGATCGCTCCAGGTGTCGGCCGGCCACGGCCAATTCTGCAGCATTGGTTTCATATGCACTACTCGAGGAAAGGACAAATCGTATGCAATGCTATCAGTGATGTCTAGTATTTTAGCAGCCAGTGCAAATGCTTCATCTGTGCCAATTACCTTAGGCCTGTGTTCACTTAAAAACTGATTGGCGAATTCGCGAGGATTTTTTATAATCTGTCGACCTAATTCAAAAAATTCTTGGCATAGCACAGAACCTTTAGAGAAAAAAGTCCACATGGAGTATAAATCTGGCAGGCAATTTCTGTCAAAGGTTTTTCTATATGTGCGATCTGTGATTGTTTCGCCCCTATAGGTATAGACTTGATTGGCCACATACAATTCGCTGTTGGCAATAAAATAATCAATCCAATGACTGTAGTCTCGTAGGAATAACATGTCAGCATCAAGACATACTGTGTGATCAAACGGAGACAGTTGATCCATCCACGATCTACCATCCCAATATTTCTCTTGGTCCCATTCTATCACTGTGTCAAACACCCACGGACTTGATAATTTTTCAAGCGATTTTTTGTTGTCAATTACCAATGCCACCTTGTCATACCCTGGTTTTTGTGTGGTTTTTATACTGAGGGCTAGAGCATAGGCGCATTTGAGATAATCAATGTCATCATTGTGTGCTACAAATAACAGATATCCAAAGTTCATATCAATTCCATTAATTGTTGTTGATGTCTCAATATACTTTGTTTATTCATCACATGTATATCAACTCCAGTCACCGATGCTGCACAATATGTGGCATCCAATCGATGGTCGATCAAGAATGTCAATTTGTCCTTGTCGACATCTGTGAGTATGTCTTTGTCCATCACCGATAACACAGGCGGCAGTGTTGGTGTGTGCATGTTCTCAAATCCATCTAGCATATGCTTGGCAACACTGAACGCTATGTCATTTCTATATTGTCTGTGATCGAATCGAAAGACATCAGCATAGTGCTTGTAATTTTCTTTGACTAAATTCACAGTATCAAAAAACAGTTTGGATTGTGGATTTTTCGTGAACATCACTGTGGTTGCCCAATACATTTTACAACTGGTTTCACAGACGTATCTATCAAGATAGCCTAATCTATCCTCGCTGTAGATGTCATTGATTGAATTACCTATCATTACGTCAGCTTCTATATTCCAATATTTGTTTAGATTATCACTGAATATCAAAAAATCGCTGTCTATCAACAGTGTTCTATCATAGGGCGTGAGATCCCATACAGAGTGTCTATTAGTATTACAAAATGGTATTTTTTTATTGATTACACCGTCGTGTAATCCACGTTGGTTATCGGTAACAGGTTTATCTACAATTATAACATGCTCGAATACTGTTTCAACCTGCTGCCATGTATGTGATTCGATCAACCATTCCTTGGTGCTGAGATCCGTAACCAATGAAACAGGTACTTGGAGATGTTTTTTTGCAAGCCCGCCACTGATCACTGCTAATAATCCGTAATCTACTTCACGATTATTGTGTGCGAAAATTAAAATGCCGTTGGTCATTGTGCGATAAGTTTTTCTACAGATCTAGATTTCTTGATCTTATCAAATTCTTGAAAATATTCATTAGTGACTTCGAAATATCTGCTGAAGATTTCATCACGAAAAGCTTCTAGATTTTCTATCAAT